CAAACTGGTCAAATCCGCGAAACATAGGTTGACCAAACTTCCCACCAAATATTGCGTTCGCAAAAGTATCCGAATTTGCGTTTTCAATTTTGGCGTGCAAATAGCTGTTTGTTTTTCTCGCATTATCTATCTGATAATTCCTTTTCTCGACAGCGTATGCGCCTTTCTGCCTGAAGGCCATGTCAGTCGCTATATCAGACTCGATTGAGTCCCGTTGCCTCGCTTCACGGGTTAGGTTCGGTTGGAACTCGTTTTCGATTCCAGCAAGTTGCGCTTCAGTATTGGAGTTATAGATGTCTGTAGAAGCCTGATTCCCCGCAACCATCGGATCGCTGATGGCTGCAATTTCAGCTAAGCGTCTTGATGTGGCCGAAGTTAGCCCCTGTGTCTTAATCTCAGGAAGGGCAGCTTGTAATGCAAAATCTCGTGCTCGACCAGTAGCAAGAAGGTCTCGGTTGCTATCACCTTTACCAGCAAGATATTGCGCCATCAAAGGACTAAGCGTGTCTTCCATCTGTGTAAGTCCACCAACAAGGGTTGCCCCAGCGGGTTCACTTGCCGCTCCACGGAATAGCTGCCCCACTAATTCACTGGGGGTTATTTGATAAGGCGTAACATTCGGATCATCGGCACGCAATCCACCGACTGCGAGAGGGGCCCTATCAGTCGTTCCAGGGCCTGTATCTGTAGTTACCTCGACTGGTTTCTCTAAATTGCCAGGGTTTGGCTTATACCTCTGGTTACTTCTAACCATAGGGGTAATGTTTTTGCCGTCCGGGGACACTACAAGCATAGGGTCTGGGTTATCAGCAGTTGTGCCGCGACTCTTTAAAAAAGATTCTACTTCTGGGCCTTTCAATGTAGAGCTAAGTAATCCGGCTATTAAATCGGGATTTTGGTCAGCCCAAGCCATCATCTCTTCCTGGTTCCTAGCCCCCGACAATTCGGAAATTTTATTAATAGCTTCGCTGTTAGTGGCCCCTGCACCTTGTGCAAAGCCTCCACTCTGCGCTGCGAGTGACCTTTGTTCTGCTCTAGTAGGTTGAAGGGCTACTCTCGAAAGACCTACTCGATCTTTGGTCAAGCTATTGTTAATTTGTCGTACTCGCTCTGGAGTTGCTGTCGCTAACTCGGCAACCAAGCCATCCATACCCCTAGCAGTCGCAAATCTTGTAAGTGACCCTTTGGCGTCTGCCCAAAATGTTTCTTGGTCAGTGCCGGGAATAGCTGCATTAGCATTCAACGTTTCTGGTATGCCTTCCGTAGAGCTAATCAGTGCACCAAGTCTTGTGTTTGCTTGCGCGTTATCCTGCAACAAACCAATTTCGTCTTGCCTTGCTGCGACTTGGCGTTCGTACATATCCCGTGCATTTCTACCAGCTAAGACCTCCCTGTCCATATAGCCTTGCAACAAACCACGTTGCCTATCCATAGCGGCTGCACGGTCTAGCTCAGCTTGCTCTGCCTGAAATGCACGTTGGTCCCGTGCATTCGCCATTGCCAAAATGGTGCTGGGTAAAGAATCAAGTAATCCGGCCATAAGTCACCTATAGTAAGAATGCCAACATAAGGGCAGAAGCGGCGAGACTGCCGACCATTTGCGTTTGCTGTGCTTTACGTGCCGCGTTCGCCTGAGAGATTGCGTTTTCTCTGCTGACCTGGGAGTTAGCAACTTCGCTAAGGCCGGACATGGCGTTACCTTGGACACCACGGTAATAGTTGATCATCGATTGCTGAAGGCCCTGGTCGCGCTCATCTTGTGCAATTCGAGCATTGTTAACTAAGCCAGTAGCGGCTGTAGCATCACCAAGTTTTGCCTTACGCGAAAGTTCTGCTGCTTGGAGAGGGCTTGAAAGGCCACCATAGCGAGACGCCATTCGCGTTGCTCGTTCAGCGGTGCCGCCTAAATTCTGTTGTGCAGCTTCCCTTGCCGCATTAACAAGCGACCCATCACCGATTTGCGAAATAACGTCGCTTTCAAGAGGCGTATAAATTTGGTTACGGAACTGCTGTTGCCCACGAAGGATATTAGCCATGGTCTGGTCGGGATCGCCATAGCCGTAACTGCCATAGCCGTATCCGCTCATTCCACTAAGTCCGCCAAGATCGAGGTTTGTGTACATTAGCCGTACCTCAACCCGGTGCCTTGCCCATCGTAAAGAATAGACGCAGGTAGTTAAGACGGGCCAAATGAATTAAACCTTTTAAGCATCTCCTCTTCTACGCCATTGACGTATCCTGCATCCGCAGCAGCATCAGCAGTCTGTTGTGCTTTCCAATCCTGGTATTTTTTAAATCCTACAGTCATAGCGGCTCCCGCTACATCCCCAAAGGCTTTCATCCTTGCTGACTGCCGCATAGATTCATTATTAATATCTTGCAAATTCGTAGAGTTACCACGACGTGCTGCTGCGATGAGACCGCTATACTGGTTCTGCGCGAGACCTGCGCCTGATTGAAGGGCGGTGATCTTTGCTCGGTCTTGGATCTGCCTAGCTTCAACTGCTGCATTAGTTGCGGCTTTCGCTTGAGATACATTCGCAACAGAAGAAGTTTGAGTCATTGGGATCATGTTCGAGCTGGATCGAAGACCTGCGCCTGAACGCATCGCAGCCTGTCGTGCCGCATACTGGGCACCCAATTCTTTCTGCGATATATCAGCTGATGCGCGGCCTCCAAGAATCGATTGCTGTGCTCGCATGACATTGTTGTCACGTGCTCTCGCTACGGCCTGTCGTTCAAGAGGCATTCCTCGCTGTACCCATCGGTTGTAGTCATCCTGGGATACAGCGGCTAGTGCGATCTCTTGGCTAGACGGCCCCGGATCTTTTGGTGCACTTCCTCCACACATATAGTTAACCCCTATATTTCACTGCACGAACATCAAAATGCACCCAGCCTGGGTACAAAATCAGTCCATATTGGTCTGGGAAAACGCCATCGAGATGATCAAAAATCTCAGAAGGCTCTACTTCGGGCATCATAAAATCTACAGCGATCCCCTTGGTGTGATTACTTTTTGGAGCACCGCCAACTTTTGCGTTGTGCTCGGAGCATCGGTTGCCACTAGTTATGACTAAAGGCAGCGGCTTACCCTTAACTACTTCAAATCGGTCTCGTACTTCTTGCAAAATTTCAACAAGCTGATAGTCGGCTGAATCAAACCCGCAGCCGCACTTGCACGCAAACTCACTTCTACTCAGATTTCTAGTTAGATCGCCCATCTCTGTAAAACACCTGTCCTGAAAGTTCAAAACCAAGCTTCTGGACTATCTGCACGTATACGTACGTGTTGATACCCGTTTGCGAACCTGTCCAGATCCGCTTGCATCCTTTCTCTTCGGCCCAGTCGACAAACCGTTGCATAAGCGCGGACCCTGCATGAGTACCGCGTTCGTCGGGTAAGCAGTACAGTGTTTCCTCGTGCGCGTGTAGCTCCAGTCCAAAAAATATCGGGGCATACATGCCGAGCACTGCGCCCACCATGCCTTCTTCATTCTTAGCAATAAAACAACACTTATTCTCGTCGTGGATGTGCGAGTAGATATAAGCCGCCGCTTCTTGCTTCACGAAAGGGACTGTCTTGTAAACCGGGCTTTCAGCGTGAAAAACTTCGCCTGCTGCCGTTAATGTCCACAAGTCATCTTCCGTGGCCTCATAAACCTCCATAAGCAACTACCCTTCGTTTGGGGGTGTTGTCGCCTTGGGCTTGAGATTTTGCACTGAGGATGCCAGCAGCGAATGCTGCTTGGTGTGCACCAGCTATCCCTGGGTTAAACCAAGGTGCGCTAGATATCATCAGCAAATTCTTGATAGCCCCGTCGACAATAACTTGGTAGTACCTGTCTACAAAAACGTCACTAATTGACGTTGCTGTTAGTGTTGGCTTTAACGCCACTTCCCCTAGTAACCCTGGTCCCGTGTACTCAACCTCTGGAATGGGGTTGATCACGATACTGTTCAGGTCTTCTGTGGACCGCAGATAAAAACGAGGCGCACCATTGCGAGTGCGCCACTGTGGGTCCAAGTCGTTCATTAACGTTACTGAAGATGCCCCTAGGTCTTGTCGCCCGATTGACAACTTAATAACACGGTGTAATGAAGTATCTGAGGGAAGGTCAAGCTCGATCTCGCTCACGCCAACTCTGACAGCAGAGTCGTCTAGCGTGTAACGATAGCAATCGGCCTGTTCGCACAGTTCCCGAACTGCGGTCCTTACCGAACGAATAATCGTTGGGTTAGGGCAGTCGGGCGCTGCACTAAGGACTTCTGGTACAAAGTCCGAAAAGTTTGCCATTACCGCATCGCTCTCGTCGTATCCCAACGGCCAGATTGATCTACGTTAGGTGTAGCAATTTGCTCGACCTGTACGCGATTGCCTAGGCTGTTGTTGAACGCGGTGTAATGGTTAGTTGCACGTTGCGCATTACCAGCATAATCACTGTCCTTGGAGTAAGCACGATAAAGTACGTAGTCCAAAATGACGTTTGCATAAATGTCATTAAGTGCAATCGATGCGCCCGTGTTCACCAAATCCTGCGGTGCGCCAGAGTACGACAGTTCAATCGTGCTAGGTGTTGCAGGCTTAGGTGGGTAGACGTAATAAGTGTCTGGGTTATCTTCGTCAAAGATGTAATGGATAGTAGTATCCGACTCAGTATCTTCATACCAATTAGGATTTTCAGAATCCATAATGTTACGGTCAATTCGACGGATAGCGGGGCCAGCTGTATTTCGGATTACCGCTAACAGCGTTAGTCCACCTGACGGTAGAGTCTGCTTTGATCCTTGAACAGTATCCGCATCTGTAACGAGAGAATTTGAGTTTGGTTTAATCAGAACAATTTCACGCTGGGCATCGTTGATCCACCCGAGAAGCTCATCATCGAGCCAACGAGTACCGCCCGTAGTGGTGTCCTGAAGAATTCGACGGGCTTTTGAGATAATCTCTGACCCTAGGATTGTTCCTGACATGTTTTAGCTCTCCTTGAGCATCACCATTTGGTTTTCATGGCCCAATAGCGAGCGCTGAGCTTGGAGGGTTTGGCATCTTGTGCTCGGTGCCTTGCGTAAAATGACTTGCGGCGAGCTTTATCTTTCTCACTTTTTGGATTCTTTCCAGCGCCTTTAACGCCTTGTTGTCCAAATCTGATGAGCTTTGTCGTATCCCCAACTTTTGCCACAACAACGTGACTTTTCTTAGGGTGCGATGGAGTTCGCTTGGGAGAGTTATATTTAGTAACTCCAGCCCTTGCTAACTTCGGATCTCGCTTCTTCTCAGCCATTAACTTTGAGAGACCTCACGCATTGCTGCGTCCCTCAATTCAGCGGTTGCTTCTGGGACTAATTTTTTCAGCACAGACATGCGAGGCGTACCATCAGAAGCAAGGTCAGCACGATCTCCAGTTTCATAAACTGTTCGTACCGCATCGACAACTTGCTTGTGTAGGTCATCAGGTTCATCTACAGGTTCTGGAGCTGGCTCGGGGGCAGGGGGAGCATCAGCTGCTCTAGCACCCATCCCTAACGCCGCGTTGATCAGATCCTCTTGAAGAAGTTCCTTGGGTTCACCAGCACGTAGCCAGGTCATACGTCCCGACAGTGTGGCTACTCGAATGTCTTTATCGCTTACCAGTTTCATCAATTAACTCCTAGTTGGGGGTGAGGCCCTACCTGCGTAGATTGGTAGGGCCTCAACTACTCGCTAAAGCGATTTACTGAAGTACATCCAGACAGAAGACACCAAAGTCTTCATCTTGTCCGGTGTAGATGCTGTTGAACTGAGGCTTCAAGAAACCAAGCATTTTGCCGATAGAGATACCCATTTGGTTCTCATAGTCGAACATATCTTCGTCATAGTACGGAGCACCAATGTCTGCCATACCCATAGCCTGAGCACCACACATCAATACGCGGCAACCGTTCTCGTTCCCAGTCGCGCCCCACTTAGAACCACCAGCAAGGCCGGTAGTGTTGTAGACGTGACGGAATTCGTGAACTACCAGACCGTCAACCATGACGCTTGAAGTCCCTGCGAACAGTTCGTTCTTAGCACCACGCGGTCCAGCGTTACGTACGTTCTGGATGTAGTCTGAATCGAGCTTGAGGTCAGCCATGACTTGAGGAGTCACGAATACGTGATAAACCTCTTCGCCAGCGCCAGTACGAATGCCTCGTACATACTGATCCTTAGCAATAGCCTTCATTCGAACGAGGGCCTTGTAAGAGATCGGAGCGTGACCATCAGCAGCAGTGTCCCCTGCGATGATGTCAGTACCGTTCCACTTGTAGTGACGGTTAGAAGTAGGAGCAGCTACGTCAGCAGCAAACTCAAGATCACTGAGGTTCTTACCAGCAGCAAGAACAGATCGAGCAGCGCCGTTGTTCTTAGAAGTGTAAGCAACACCTGAAAGCGTCAAGAAAGCGATCTGGTCCATACGATCAGCCATCCAATAGGCCAATACGTCGCGTGAAGTTTCACGGAAGTTAACGATGGACTTCTGATCAGCAACTCGGCCAGCGATACGGTTGGCGTTTCTCATCTGGTCGATGCGAATTACCTTGTCCGCGCTGGTGATAGCTTCTTCGCTATCTTCCAAGGTGTAATCGCCTACAACACCGTCTCCAGTGAGGTCTGCGATCAAAGTCAGTACGGCGCGAGCGCCTTTTTCGGATTTTTTAAGTTCGGTGACACGCTGAACCATGGAATTTGGGCCTGAACCAGCGAACTGGTTGATGAAACTGTTGTTTCGGGCCATTCGCCAAAAGTCGAGACTCCAAGCGGTTTTCTGTTCCGTGGTCAGCGCAGCAAAATTAGTAAGAGCCATTA